AGAAACAGATAATGAATATGCAGGCATCGTCGATGATGGTGTTGCTGCTGGTGATGTGTCAGGCTTTATTGGCACAGGCAGCTATGTTATGAATGCTTTGCTATCAGGAACAATCTATGGCGGCCTGCCACAGAATAAGGTTACAGCATTTGCTGGTGAACCTTCTGTCGGTAAAACTTTCTATGCATTGAATGTGGTGAAACAATTTTTAGAGGATAACAAAAATGGATTCGTGTTCTATTTTGAGTCTGAGTCTGCTATTAGCAAACAGTTTATTTCTGATCGTGGTATTGATGCTAAACGAGTCGCTATTGTTCCAGTTGCTACAGTCCAAGAGTTCAGAACCCAAGCGGTCAAGATACTTGACAAGTATGTTGAACAAAAATCAGACCGTCCCCCCATGTTGTTTGTCCTCGACTCTCTTGGCAACTTATCAACCGATAAAGAAATGCAAGACATTGCAGATGGTAAAGACACACGAGACATGACACGAGCGCAATTGGTTCGTGGTGCTTTTCGTGTTCTTACATTGAAACTTGGCAAAGCACAAGTTCCATTGATTGTGACTAATCACGTTTATGATGTTGTTGGTTCATATGTGCCAATGAAGAAGATGGGTGGTGGCTCTGGTCTTGAATATGCCGCATCAACAATTGTGTTTCTATCAAAGAAGAAAGACAAGACACTTGATGATGACAATGGTAGAACTGGTGCTGTGATTACCGCACATCTTAAAAAGTCTCGTATGACTGTGGAAGATAAGAAAGTTGAGACATGGTTAAACTATGCCGATGGTCTTGATAAGTATTATGGCTTGCTTGATCTTGCGGAAAAGTATGGCATCGTGAAGAAGGTTTCCACACGTTATGAGTTTCCAAGTGGATCTAAAGCATTTGAAAAGGAAATCAAAAAGAATCCTGAAAAGTTCTTTACGAAAGAAATCCTGGATGCTATCAATGAAGGATGTCAGGCAGACTTCCTATACGGAAAACACAACGAAGAGGTAGAAGATGGAACTGGGAATTGATTATAAGTTTCGTGATGACTTATTCAGTATAAAAGAACAAGGATCTACGGTTCCTGTTGAATTAATGCTTGACCCTTTCACCGGGATAGTGTATCGTTATACTACTGTAACATTCAAGATGGGTGAGGATGATATTCCTCGCATACTATATGATTATGAGATCATCAAGACAAATGATTTGTCTATGACGACCTTAAGGAAGAATGAGAAGTTTAACGCCGCATTAGGATTAATTCTTAATTCGCTATTGTTGGAATCGTCAGAAGTGGAGGGTATTAGTGAGACTAGAACAAACAATACTGAAGAACCTGATCAAGGACAGGAACTTCACTCGTAAGGTTCTACCATTTCTGAAAGAAGAATACTTTGGTAATACAGAAGATCGGCTACTTTTCAAAGAAGTGGCCGACTTCTTATTGAAGTATGGTGAGCAACCTACCTTTGATGCTCTTGACATTGAAATCAGTAACATTCGTGGTACAACGGATGACACTGTTAAGTCAATGCGTGAGACACTAAAAACTCTCAATGATGACACAGAAAAGACTAACGAAGATTGGCTTATTGACAATACTGAAAAGTTTTGCCAGGAGAAAGCAATCTATAATGCTATCACATCTTCATTGGAGATTATGAATGGCAAAGGCAAACTTACTAAAGGTGCTATTCCCACTCTTTTGTCTGATGCCCTTGCTATCTCTTTTGATCCAAATGTTGGTCACGATTACATTGATCAACATGAAGAACGTTATGAATACTATCACCGTGTAGAAGAAAGAATACCTTTTGATCTAGATTACTTTAACAAGGTCACGAAGAATGGTATCCCAAAGAAAACTCTTAACATCGTTATGGCTGGTGTCGGCGTTGGTAAGTCACTTACTCTTTGTCACTTTGCTTCTAGTTATATAAACCAGGGCAAGAATGTTCTGTATATCTCTATGGAGTTGGCAGAAGAAGAAGTTGCTAAACGTATTGATGCCAATGTTTTGAATGTGTCTATGGACGATCTTATGGTTCTGCCTAGAGATATCTATAACAAGAAGATCCAAAATCTAAAACAAAAGACTAACGGTAAGTTGATTGTCAAAGAGTATCCAACTGCTTCTGCCTCCACTGTTCATTTTAGATCATTGTTGAATGAACTTAATCTAAAGAAAGGATTTGTGCCAGATGTTATCATGGTTGACTATCTTAACATTTGTGCCTCGGCTCGTATTAAACCAGGCAATGGTGTTAATTCTTACACATACATTAAAGCCATTGCTGAGGAGTTACGAGGTCTAGCAGTAGAATATAATGTTCCTATCTGGTCAGCCACACAGTTAACCAGAGGTGGGTATGGTTCATCTGATCCTGATCTTACTGATACTTCCGAGTCATTTGGTCTTCCAGCCACAGCCGACTTCTTTGTTGCCTTGATTGTAACGGAACAGTTGGAACAGTTAAACCAGATCATGGTAAAGCAGTTGAAGAATAGGTATGCTGATCCATCAAGATACAAAAGAGATGTAATAGGAGTTGACAAGACACGTATGAAGTTGTATGATGTAGAACAATCAGCAAAAGATATCGTTGATACCGGGGAAGATATTCCTCAGCCTAAACCAAAGTTTGAAAACAAGAACAAGTTCAAAGGATTAAAGGTATGATCAAATACAAGTATTATCCTGAGTTCAATGACAATGAGGAATTGCTTTGGCTTGTTTATGAGGAAGCTAGTGACCAGGTTGTTGCTGAATTTTTCTTCGAGGAAGACGCACAGGAACTTTGTGACTTTTTGGGCAATGGTGGTGGTTTCTCTGGGTTCACTCCAGCATTCATTCTTCAAAGAGTTCCAATTCAAGATATCAATCAAATCTTCCAAGCCGAGTTTGCTTAATTGGTTCCTTAGCTCAGCCGGATAGAGCAACGGTTTTCTAAACCGCAGGTCGAAGGTTCGAGTCCTTCAGGGACCGCCACTATACATGGAGATGAAAATGCGTGAAGAAACAAAGCATACATACTATTGGATAGTTGAAGCAACTGACAATGGCAAAGTAGTCTTTCGTAAAGAATATCACGATACGGAAGGAAAAGCATTTCGTGCTTATAAATCTTTAAAGGCCAATGGAACTGTTTCAATACAACGCAAGTGGCACGAGAAAAAAACAGCGTGAATAAGGAGAATGACATGTTTAACATTAAGCCAGAAACAAAAGAAGCAGCACTAATCGCATTGAATGAATTGCTACCAGGACACACACCTGATGAACTTGATGCGGCGTTTGAGGAAGTTGTTGCTATTGTTAAAAAGCAGTTTGGTTTGTAGGAGAAAGAAATGATAGATATTATTAAACCATCTTTTCAACCTGGTAAGATTCCGCCAGAATTAGAAAGTCAGCTATTTCAAACATTTCGGCAAAAACTTCCATCTGAGGTAGAAGATGCTGTTATCAATGATATTATTACAACAAACCAGGAAATCATAAAGAACTATTATCTATCAATACAACAATCTTGACATTCCGGGTCCTCTATGCTATTATACAGCATAAAGTGAAAGGAAATGGAATAGATGAAAAAACTATGGGTATTTGATATTGACGGAACGCTGGCTGATAATGAGCATCGGATGCACCATCTTGATGGTAAAAAAGAATGGGATAAGTTCTTTGCAAAGCAGCATTTAGATGAACCATATCAGCCAGTGATTGATGTTCTACATGCGCTGGCTAATGATCGTCCTGGTGATGAGGTCATTATCGTTACAGCCCGTGACGAACGTTTTCGTGAGGATAGTTTAGAGTGGCTTAATCGTCATATACCTTGGATCTCTAATGATCATATGTATATGCGACCTGCTGGTGATCGTAGTGATGATGATAAGATGAAAGTTAATATCATCAAGACTTGGTTACAGCGTCATCCTAACTATACGGTTGGTGCAATCTTTGATGATCGTCACCGTATCATTGATGCCTTCCGTAAAGAAGGTTGGTACACTTTCGAGTGTAATCAAACACGTAAGGAGTTTTAATCTTGAATGACCTTTTATCATAAGCACCACATCATACCACGACATATGGGTGGTAGTGATGAACCCGATAATCTAGTCAGCCTAACCGTAGCGGAACATGCTGAAGCCCACAGATTGTTGTGGGAGCAGCATGGTAGAGAAGAAGATTATTATGCATGGAAAGGTCTTTCTTCACATATCGGTAAAGAAGAAATACGATTAGAACTTGCTAGGTTAGGTGGACATCGATCTGGTGCTAAAAACTTAGCGAATATGTCGGAGGAATCTAAACGCAAAAGAATTGAAACAAGAAAAGCAAGACCGTGTGGATATAATCCCCCCGAACACATGGCAATGATGATTGAAAGAAGCAAATCTCCAGAAGCAAAAGCAAAACAAAAATTAATGTTTGATAAGATAGGTCATCAACAAGGAACAAAGAATAGTCAATATGGAACATTTTGGATTACAGATGGAGTTGATAGTATAAGAGTGAGAAGTGAGAACGATATACTCAAAGGATGGTATAGAGGAAGAAAAATGAAAAGGATTTAATATGAATAAGTATCTATCGGCTGCGGCCATTTTCATTACACTAACAACTTCGGCCGCTGCCGATCCGTTATCAGATTTTTTCGGTGGTATCTTTGGTGGTCAGTCAGCCGCACAACCAACCAAGGTGAAAAGAGGTAAACATGCGAGATCAACTCAAAGTAACACTAATAATGATTGGGGCAATGATGATGGCAGCAGGCATTCCTCTGGGAGCAAAATGGTTGCTTCTTACTACGGGCATGGTGAAAGACTGGCCAAGCATACAGCTTCCGGTGCTATGTTCAACCCACACGGACATACAGCAGCCCACAGGACGTTGCCGTTTGGGACACACCTCCGAGTCTGCCATCGTGGATGCGTTACCGTAGTTGTTAATGATAGAGGACCTTTTGTTCGTGGTAGGCATCTTGATCTTTCCTATGGTGC